TGCTATTGAAAGGCATTTGCAATAAGGCGAGGCTATAGACCCCCCTGGGGGCTTCTGGCCGGGTGGAATGCGATAACTAGTGCTCAAAAATTCGAAGCAAAACCTTTTGGGTACCAATAAAAAAAAAAGAGGGCCTCTTAAAACCCTCTAAAACCTCCTGAGACCCCTCCAGGAGCTCCTACAAGGCCCCTCTACTTATTCCTAGCCCTATTAGTATTCGGACTCTGTATCCGAAGGTTAGAGCGGCTGTTATTGCGAGGGTTACCGTCTTTGTGATCTACGTCCTTTCCGTTCAGTTTGTAACCGTGTTTAGCCATCTTGCGACGAGCTTTGTTACGACTAGACCTATTTTCCCGTTGTTCGGGTTTTGAGTGGTAGTTGTCGTATTCCTTTCGGTAGTTACGCTCAGCCACAGCTAGACCCAGTTCAATGCTTTACCAATAGTAGGAAACTCTTTGCAAAAGATTTGTTTAACCTCGTTAGCAATATTCATATGTTCCATTTGAGTCCCATTTTGAGACCGTAGATCGATGTAATGAATCCAACTCCGAGCTGTACCAGCCATATACATCCTGGTTGGAGTGGCTAGGGGCAGGACATCACGAGCACATTCTTTAGCTACCCCTACTGAGACCATCTCTCGGTACAGGTCTTGAGCCTCTTCAAAGTGCTGATGGATCCTTCGGTAAAAAATCTGAGTTTTATCAGCAGTCAAATCATCAATACTGTTCTGCCTGTTGCTTTGGTCTTGTCGTCTGAGGTGAGGAGGTTTGGCGTAACCAATCAGTTCTGTATCTGCATACCGCTGAGAGAACTCTTGGAACGAAAAAGACCTATGCCTCAGGATTTGAGCAGCAATAGATCTAGTGGTATTGATCTCCAGGACCATGTGGACCATCTCAAAGGGAGACCAGTGCTTGTGGTCTATGAGGTATTGAATAAGTCGTTCAGATCCTTTACCAGTGACTTGGTTAGCTGGGTTACTGACTCTTGCCATATACACCAGGAGTTCCTCTGCATCTGGTGTCACAGTGACCAAAGAAACACTAGGCATTTTAATTGCTAATTAAAGAGGCACTTAAAGGTAGCTCTAAGAGGCCTTTAAGTGGTACCTCTAAAGACCTCTTTAATAAGTGTCTTAAGAAGGTCTTAAAAGGGAGACAGTAAAAGACCCTTTAAAACAGGGTAATTATTTATAACAAACGTTATTTACCTTTACTACGATAAAAGACCTTTTAAAAAAGACTCTTTAAGTACTTACTTAAAGAATCTTTTTAATTACTCTTAAATACACTCTAATCACGGCTGTCAAGAAAGCTGAGCTTTGCTGTGACACTTAGAAAGCTGGCTGTTTTTGACGTATTAACCAAAAAGGGTGTCTAAGCTCCGGCTGTCTTTGGCGTATGACCCACCGTGCCTGTTTTATTTGACTCAGAGCAGGGGACAATCGAAATTTTGGTTCCTGTAATACTCACAACCGAGTCATATCAAAAATTAAAAACCTGGACAAAAAAAGGTTCTTTTAAGCTGTCTTTAGACGAAGCAATCCCCATACTGGTAAACAAAGCACTTAATACGCTTTGAGAGGCCCCTAGAAGCCCCTGCAAGGCCCCTCTAAGACGTTTTAGGTGTCAGGGTAGCCAAAGGGGCTTCTGAGGCCTCTCAGAGGCTTTTAAAGCTCACTGAGCCAATTAGCGCCACCTGAGGACGCTGTAAGGGCCTTTTCGAGGTCCTCAAGGCTCGTTGCGTAACCAATGGCGTCGATCTTTAAACCACCGTCTCCTTGGATAAACCGACGCTCTAGTTCCCACTGTGCCGATTCACGAGCCTGCATAGCTTTCTGTTCTGTTTGAGCCATGGACTCCGTAAAGTACTGAACGGCCATAGCCAGAGCATCCAGCCTGTCGTCATGCCTCAAGCTGCCTTTCTCTTTGGTAATCCGAGTGAGCTGAAAGAACAGTTGGTACTGGCTTCTAGTTTCGCTTGGGTAGGTCTCCGTGGAGGCGAGGTCTTGAAGGATTACGTTCGTGTCGACCATGAGCCGGTGTTGGTTAAGGACAGGCTCAAGGGTGTCGATGATGCGGAGTTCCTTTTGCTTTGTGTGTCGGACCTCTTCAACGCTGCAGGGGTAAATCGTGCCGAGGTAACGCTTGAGAAGCTCAGAGAACATCCCGAGGCCGAGGTTGCTTTCAACAATTATTTGCTTGACCTTGTACTCCTTAGCGATGAGGGCAAGCTTTTTGAGGTTCGGTTCGCTGTAGCCACCCCGAAGGCCACCGCTAGCGAGAAGGAAAAGGTTGCCGTTCAGGTATGCAACTACCGAATAGCCAAGCTCGTCAGTGCCGCGTCCAGAGGGGTCAACAGCCATGACAACCCCGGTGTATTCAAGAAACTCATCCCCTATCTGAGCCGGTTTGTAGAAAAGATCACCATGAAGACCTACTGAGGGCAGATCAAGGGCTTTATCGCCGTTAGCCAGCCAGATGACTTTGTTAGGACCTTGTTCGCGGTTTAAGCGGAACACACAGAGGTCTCTGAGCTTGAGAGGAAACTTCTCCTCATCACTCAAGCTGATGTCGAGGAGGAACTGGAGGTTGAACGTGCTACGGCCAATGGAAAGTTGTCTAGCTTCCAGTTCTTCCCAGTCAAAGCGTCCAGGGTCTACAGGGTGTCCTGCAAGGTCTTTGTTGGCTTCTAGGTCTGCTTTGATCTTTGGTGCCAGACGGTCGCCGTAGTAGTCCTTAAACTTCTTATTAGTGGGGTACAGGGCAGGCCAGATCCTGACTTCGTAGCCAGAGACCTCAAGCTTTGCGTAAACACTGTCTTGGGTGTGAGGAGTTCCAAGGAACACGATCTCCCCACCGGGTTTGATCACGGAGTCAAACTCTTTGATTGATTCCCGAAGCTTGTCTCGAATCAGTTGGGTTTCACAGGATTGTGGTGTTTCAACGTCATCAGCAACGATGAGATCAGCACGTGAGCCAGTAATCTGACCAAAAATGCCGCTGGAACGTACCGAAGGAGACTGGTCTGGTTTCGCTCCGTAAACGTCAAAAGCAACTTTTGAGAACCGTTGGGTGTCGCTAGGAAACAGGTCTTTGACCATGAACCAGTTTCGGAGCAGGTCATGACAAAAGACGGAGAACGCATCTGCACGGTCCTGAGCTGCAGAGATCACCAGCACCTTACAGTCTGGATCTCGGCGTAGCCTCCACAGCACATAACCAGCCGTCAGGAACGACTTACCGCAGCCCCTGTACGCCATGATGATCCGGCGGTTAGGACCGGTCTGTAGGTAGTCAGCAACTTGATACTGAACTGGAGTGGGACTAGGGAGTCTTAAGTAGTCCCAGAGATAAGTAGCAAAGACAGGGAACGAAGCTGCTGCTTCTTGAATAATCCGTTCAGTCTGGCTGCTGGCTCTTGGCATTGGATTTACTCGCCCACTTAAAAACTTGGCTCAAGTTATTCTGCAGGACGATGTTCATTTTGATGAACTGATACAGCATCTCCTCCAAGTCTTTGCGAGAAGCGTTTGGGATGTCTCGCCTCATCTGTTCCACTCGTAGCTGCTGCTCTATGGAGAGATCGAAACTGGGCAGAGGTGGTAGTTCATCCATTGGTTGATAACCGCTTCGCGCTCCTCACAATAGTCAGGACGGCTTTGAAACCACATTTTCCAGTGAGAACTACCCTTTTCGTGGTTACAACGCTGACAAGCTGGAACAATATTGGTGGCTAAATCTTCACCACCTTTGGTTTTGGGATGGATGTGATCAAGAGTTAACTGTTCGCTTTTGACACCGCAGTAGGCACATTTACAACCAAACGCTTCTTTAATTGATTGTCTCCATTGCTTTACTGCTTCACGACGCTGGAGGGCTTGAAGATTCGCCATAGCAGCCTCTGGTGTCAAATAGACAAAGCCCCCGGATGGCGAACGAATCACCATACCGAGGGCTCTGCTTTGTACATATAGGAAGGGTTAATTCCTAAGCACTAATATAAGACCGAACTTTCTTCAGATCGACTTCTGGCAGTGCAGAAATCATTTCAGAAATAGCAGAAACATCACCGCCGTTAAGAGCAGTAATACCTTGGTCTTTCAGGAACTTAATAGCGTTAGCGAGGTCAGACGCTTTAACGTCATCACGGTTCAGTTGATCAATCAGTTTGGTAGCCACCAGACGGTGAAGACTAAACAGATCATCTTCTGAAGCCAGACCCTCAGTCTTATTTAGAGACTTTTTTGGAGCGGCTGCCATAGATAACTCGGAACAGTTTCACTCCCAATTGTATGAGACTGTTCTCTTTCAACTTAGAAACAGCAATAAGTTCAGAAGCAGCAAAAGCACTCAGCCAAAGCGCTGCTTGTACTGAAGGATCAGAGAGGTCCATAAAAATAATCAGGACGGTTTCTTGATCAAGATAGCCCAACCCGACCCAGGACCTTCAACAAGCCACCTTTTATTCCAGTTCTTTTGGCTATAAGCCACGCCTTTACCCTTCGTGTGGTTGACATATCCTCCACGGACCATATCGGCCTCACCATTAGGGTCGTGATGTATCCAAGCACCTTCTGTGTAGCCAATGACCACACTGTAGTGCCCAGAGCCACTAGGAGCGCTTACAGGGCCTTTGTGGAGCCATCCGACTACTACAGGTCTACCAGCGTCTATCTCGCCTCTGAGAAGCTCTGGGGTGCCGTTCT